ACTCTAAGTAGTCTTGACTTATGTATGGGTTATCTGTGATACGTGAGTTAATGTATGACCACTTATCAGGTAGTGTACCATTTCGCCACCTTTCGTAGATAACTGACTTCACCCAGTTGTTAGCTGGATTACAAGTAGCCAAGCAAACTATTGGTGCTTGACCTATAGCCTTGTTCCAACTACCTATACGTTCTTGAACCTTGTAGAATGTTGCTTCTTGCAGTTCGTTCACCTCATCAAGACCAGCACCATTAACTTCAAGTCCTCTAAACCTATTCAAGTCCTTATCATCGTCATAGGATTCAGCCATGAATATTAACTCCGAGCCGTTGACAAACTTAACTACATTAGTTCCTAAGTGCCACTCCTTGACATATGCATTAAGCCCATCAGCAAGTATTGAACTGAATGATGGGAATGTTGTACGCTTAAGGTCAGGTAAGGTCTTACGAATGATTACCCATCTTGAACGTGGGTACTTTAATGCTAATGCTGATAAGGTAATAAGCAGCCACCACGTCTTACCCCCACGAATTGCCCCACCAAAAACAATTACTTTCTTTTCGCCATTAAGTGCTAACTTGTATGCTTTGCTTTGTCTGCTTGTTAGCGTTATGTTCATTCTTCATCATTACTTGCCGTTAGTGTTATTACTAATGGTTGAGATACGTTTAAGTTATTATCAATGGTTTGCTTTGCTTTGCCGTATGCCCTATCTAATAAGACCTCTGCTGCTCTTATATCACCTTTGGTAGCCTTTGCTCTCAATGCCTTTAAGATTGCTTCTGCTGCACTTAATCCATCTTTCTCTTCACCCATTACATCAGCAAGTAGTTTATCTAACTCAGGTAGCTTACGAGGTCTGCCATTAGGGTTCAAGGTCTCACCTTTTTTCATCTTCTTACCATCATTCGGAAATGCCATGCCGTCTGTTTTTCGTCTGTTATTTTTTACGTGGGTCTTTGTTAGCTGCCCTTTTATTTGCCCTTACAGACGATAGGTTTTGTATCCTTTCAAGTTCCATTTTAAATGGGTAGCAATGCTTCATGTTTTCCAATGTATAATAAACTATTGATGCCCTATAAGGTTTGTCTTTTGTTTTGATAATAGGCATAACACCATGTATTTCACTTTGACCATCAAATATAGCTAAGTAACTATCTTCTTGAGACAAAGCAAAACCATACTCAGGAAATACAAGTTCTCCACCAATTATACCATCACGAAGTATTAGTACATTTGATAAGTTACCTCTAAAATTTCCAGTATCTCTGTGGTACTTAATAGCGTGGTTAACATTTATGTTAGCAGTTGTAAAAGGTGTTTTATCTTTAATTATATAATCACTATTAACATTTTCTTGTATTACTTTTAAATCGTGTTCGTGTTGCGTTGGTAAATATGATTTATAAATTTCAGTTAAGTAAGGTAAAAAACTAAATAAGATATTTGCATTATTTTTTTCATTCTTTGTTTGTGCAGAAAACCTGCAATAATCATTTCTTAAAGGTATTCTTGGTAAGCTACCAAATACACTTGATTGTGTGGCAAGTGCTTTACGTGTTCTATATGTTTTAACATATTTAGTACTTATACTTGCTTCCCTTATTGATTCAGAGTACATTCTGTCTATTTTTAAGTATAAGCCTACATTAAAACCATTTTTAGTAAATAGTGTATCTTCACTTATTACTAAATTATAATCGTTTTTAGTTGGTGTTTGATTTATCAGGTTGTCACAACTTTTTATTTTAGTTAACTCAAATGTTTTCATTTTCCATTAATTTTAATATTACTTGGCTATGGTTTTCAAGTTCGTGCTTTTCTTGTATTACATTAAACCAATTAATTACATTATCAAATGTTTCGTTATCATATACTAAAAACATTCTTTTTAGTTCAGCATTTAAAAATTTGTCTAATTTACTTAATTGGTCTAACCCTTCATAATCTTCATTATTTGTCAAATTATCAATATCAAAGTTTGGCACATCCAACCCCCATTCAGCTAATTCATTAGCACCCCATTCTGATTGAATAATTGTCCAGTCCCACTCGCCTCCGCTTACATTGTCTTTAATCAAGAACTCACGCTGCTGGTCTTCGGTTAGGTTATCTGCAATAATTATAGGAACTTCTTTAAGTCCTGCCTCTTTGCAAGCCTTAAGGCGCATATTGCCACCAAGAACCACCATATCAGAATTAACAACGATAGGACGTATCTCAAGCATCTGAGGTAGGTCTTTAATAGACTGAACCAACTTAGCGAACTTATCGTCTCTGATAAGTCGTGGGTTGTTTGGATTGACTTTTACGTCACCTATCTTAACACTCTTTGTTTTAATCATATTGCAAATGTATTTATTTTATCAAGTGATATGAACTTCTGTAGTTCGAATCCTTGAGCCTTAAAGTTCATTGTTGTGCAATGTTCAATAAGATATTCTTTAGGTATGAGCCATCTACTTTGTTCATCTACTATCTCAACTTTGTCAAATGTCACACCATTCTCAATCAGGTAGTAGTTGATGCCATAAGAGTTATTGACTCTCATAAGATGTTTTGACCTTGACCTAACCAGTCTTAGAGTTCTTGTGACCTTATCAATCTGCCCTATGGCTCTTTTCTTACCATCAGCAAGTAGCAATGATAGGTTGATGATTGAATCTTTATGAGAGGCAATTAACTTATTACCACTACCATCTTCAATTGTATGGGTTTTGTTCATAGTCAGTAATTACTTTTGATAGTCACTAAATTTTTTAGTACCCATCTTTTTTATAAAGTGCTTGATATTATTTCGATATAGACCAATTTTATGATTTGGGTTGATAGCTGCTTGTTTATCATCTTCTGCTATATCTACATAACCTAGTCTTATCATATCATCGTAGTCAGGGAATACGTCAGAATGCCTATCTACTTCTTTATTGATGTATTGGTCTTGTTTTCCTCCAAATGAATATATGACAATGAAGTTACTTGGTTTATCAAGTTTTTTAATCAATAAGACTTCTTTAGTGTAAGTGTAGAATATTGATTCATTACACTCATTAGCTATATCAATCCAGTCTTGAGCATATTGTTGACTAAAGAAGTCACCAGCATCGTGAATACGAATGTACTTGCCTTTATACTTAGCCTTCTTTATTTCTTCAATCATTAACCTTTTCCACTCTTCACGATTGTTAAGTACCAATTCTAACTTTTCAATATGAGCCTTTCGAACATTACTGAATAAGTAAGTACCATTCTTAGCATAACAGAAGGCAGCACAAGCACCAGCATTAGGGCAAGTATTGAACTTAGTACCATCAGTCAATGTAACCCAATGCGCTGGTAGTGTCCATCCAAATATACCTGACTTCTTTAAGTCACTATTTTGAGTTAGCAAGTTCATAGTTGATAGGTGTCAATTCTTTTTTTGACCATATCAATAAACTTATCCATCATAGCTGAATAATAATTATTGAAGTCTTGGTATCCCTCAGGATTGCGCTCAAACAATACGTATAGGCAAGACCTTAATCTTTGACTTGGTGTCTTAGAACCCATCTCTTCAGCATCTATCTTTATAGCCTTGAGTAACTCTTCATCGTTGTAATTGAATGACTCACCCTTGAATGCCATTACACCTACACCTGATGTCCATTGGTTGAATAACTCAGCAGCCTTTGCTGGAGAAAGTTCTTGTGTACCTATAACTACCTTTAAGGTCTTATCTCGTCTTGTAGCTACTGATTCAATAGCACAAGGTATAAGTAGTAAGTTATTATCCATACTGCTCTTTGTAAAATTCTAATGCCCCACCATTTAAGAATCCATGTTGCTCACCATCTTCTTGACCAATGTCATATGCACTCATTATCTCATTCTTATGCTGGTATATAATTCCATCATAGTTTGAATTTAGCCATTCAATAAATTCATCAATGTTTAGTTCGTTTTGTTGTTGGTAGATTAGTTCAACAACCGATTGTTCAGCAGCCATAGTGTTCAGATTTAGTTGGTTTACTTGTTTTGTGTTCAGCACTAACCTTATCAAGGTATTCTTTGACCATTAACTTGATTAGTGACTTATGCGATGTTGGTATGCGAAATGTGATGTTAATTGTACGTTCACCATATTTGAATGGGTGACCAGCACCTACCCTCTTACCACCTCTGTTGTCTTTCTTTTTTAGTTCCATGTCAACAAATATAGTGATTATATGATTACGTTTTAC